GGATTCTCAAGACGCTGTACCTCATACTTAGTTTTCTCGCCGGGTGTCCTGAAGCCCATTGCTTCCTTAGGAGCACCGGCAGATTCTTCCATAGTGCTTAGGTAGAAACCAATCGCTGTATCAGACTGCATAATCTGAACAGAAGGTTGGACTAGATCGACGTCGCCTTCTTCGCTGACGTTAATGATCTCTCCGGGTTGCCAAGTAAAGTCCTCGACAAATCCTTTGACCTTAATGACGGGGTACGTCACGAGGTCCCAAACGTCTGCCTTCATGTTCTCTAGATGATCTACTCGGTATTGCATACCAATGAGGTTATCAAGAGGACCCATGCCCCACAGATTGTCCTGCTTCTTTCTCCACGGTGCGTGGAAGATTGGCGGGAATCCGTAGAACGAAGGATTAGGTTTGAGGCCAATTATCTTATGGCGATCAACGACGGTAATGACGTGATTCTTATATAGCTTGTCGTCGTCTACTTCATACATATCCCCGTAGAAAGTAAGGACTTCAACGGAGTCTGAGGAGAGGTATTCCTGAAAAGAAGTGAACCCGTCCATTTCGTAGAGACTATCGCGTTGAGCCCAATCACTCGGAGCTTCGCGTGCGGAGGTTCTAATCTCCTTTAGGTATTCCCAGAGTTTGACGTACTCTTCGCGATTCTCATCGTTAGACATACGACTAAGCATCTCTTTCAATTCACCAAGACCAATGACGGACCTGACGATCTTAGGAGATGACTCAAAGCTAGGGGCAGTGGGATTGAAGACTATATCTAATGGTGATATGCGCTTGATTGAAGGGCCGACATACCCAGCCTGTATGGCATCGGTAGGTTGTTCGATTCTCTGGTCAATCCATTCTACTGTGACAATACAATTGCCATAGTCAATGTAATCCAAAATAACCTTGTCCATCTCAGCTTTAAAGGATGGCTGTGACATAACCCACTGCATATAGTTGGTGATGGCATCCCTCTTATTCTTAGAGTCTGCATCTTTCTCATTAGCTTCCCATTCAACTGGGACACTATTGGGAAACATCGTAGCTGTATAGTTCGAATAAAGATTGTCTCTGATCTGGCACAGCTTTGGAATAGTAGTTTTATTCTTCCAAGGCAGTGAGCTATTGCTTGTCTGAGATGTATTGGTGGCATAGACATAACGACGAATCTCTTCCCAATCGAGCATCTTTGCAGACCTCATATTGTTCCAAGTAATCCAGTCTTCTGATATCTTAGTAGCGATTCTATCTGGGGAAACTACGTCTAGGACTTCTGTGACTTTACCAGTCATTAGTGATAACCAATCCCGAATATGATATCTCTACCCATCCACATAACAGCAATCGCTGCTACTAGACCTAATAGTAATAGTAAGGTTTTCACTTCAATGTAGCCCTATTAGTTTTAGCATTGTATTTAAATTCACTTGTTTTTCTGCCACTATTTTTAGCTGCTCTATCCTTGGCTCGACCGGCTGCGCCTAACGCTTGCCTTGCTTTACCTTTAGATGTTAATTTACCATCCTTCATCTGACCTCGTTTAGTCAGAAGAGATGCGGCGACACTCTCTGCATTCTTGACGTGCTTAGCTGCGAGTTGACTAGCTAGTCTCTTAAGAAGATTAGGCAACTCCACCCCACTTACTGTGAAACTGATACACTTGACGATTCTCTCTTGGGTTAATGTATGTATTCACAGGAGCCTTGCCCGAAGCGAAGTCTATAGCAGATGCGAGAGCATCCTTGACGTCATCGTGGGCTGGGTTAGCGAATAACAATTCTTCTTCGAGTGTCTGTGTGTATCCACCGGGATAGTGGTATATTTGTTTGTTAGCGTACTTAGGTTCTAGAACTGCGAGGATACGTTCCTCTTTAGAACCTTGCTTAGACATTGGACGGTATTCATCAACTGACAAACCAAGACCTAATGGCTTGATGTAGTTCTCCTTGAGATCGTTCACGAGAACCTGTTGAGCAAGACTGACCTCCGCACGTATGTGCCGGAAGCCCCACTTCTCATACATCTTCAGAATACGAGCGAAGTACTCCGATATCTGTCCTGACTTGAATCTATCTATGTCTAGGATGTAGTAATTATTTACTGAGTCTACTGCGATTACGATGATACAACTAGAGTCAGCTTTCTTTGCAAGACTGTAAGCGAAGTCCACTGCTGCGAAGACGTTCAGCCTAGCACCTTTGAATGTCCACTTGCCTTCGCGTCTTACCAGCCATGTAGGATCATAGTATTGAAAGAGATGACGTTGAATAGGAGAAGAGTCGACATCACGAGGATCGTTATAGTATTGAGCACGAAAATGGACCTTGTTAAGGTATTGTGCTCTTTTCTGAGCGAGTATTCGGTCACTGAACCCAAACCACTTGCCATCAGGACGCTGTTGTAGAGGCCATAAGAATTGACCAGTGCCGTCCCCTGCAGTTTCAACTGCGTGTTCTTTGATCTCAAAGAGTTGCTCGTGTGCAACAACATTTCCATATTGATCAAATGTCTCAACTTCCATCTCCAACAAAGTGGCGTACAAATCCTTTGGGTGGTACCGAGTACCGACTACCCATTGCTTTGAATTGCCACCGGCGATTGAAGAAAGATAGCCGTATTGATTTCTTACCTTATCCCTGACGTTCTCAGTATACGCGTTACTCTCGATGACAACGTCATCTAGAACCATGATATCACAGTGCAAGCCAACCAGATTGCTAGTAAGACCCGCAGTGAAAACCGTAGGATCGCGGATGGCTTCTTCCCGTCTTTTCGGGTGATCAAGAGCAATTTCTGTCTCCGTCCATTTCTCCCGCTTAGCCTCTTCCTTATTGACATGTTCCGGCCAGTAGGCACGATACGTATCGCTAGTGAGGATATCCTTGATAAACTTCAGTTGCTTACGCGCGAGATTCGCTGTACTCGAAATATAGAGAACCTTCAGTGTAGGGTCTCTAGTAATAGCTTGTGCTACCCGAAAGGCAACCATAGCTGATTTCATGTGGTCGCGAGGTAGCATCAATAGTTGATGTGACTTAGCCTTGGAAGACTCCCACCAAGATATTACTTCTCGGTGGATATTGCCTAACACACGGTTAGGCGCAATCAACTTGATAAATTCTTCTAGTGAGCTTTCGGCAAGAAGCCGTCGTGCTTCTCTGGCGAGGTCAACTTCACTCTTTATTTGTTTCTTCACTTTTTAAGGACAATACCTTCACCGTGTGCCAATTCGTCTAGGCGCTTCTCAAGCATATTCATACGCTGATCTTGTACGGCTACTTGTGTCAATACCCTTCCTAATTGTGCGAACGCTTCGGTTAACGCCTTATGACTTTCTTGGAGGTAATGGATGTCATGCTTGACAATTGAAATGTCCCCCTTCATGTTATAAAGTAGGGCCATAACAGAACCTATAACCGAAAAGATAGTAAGTATGTTTCCGATAGATACTGTATAGTCAATGCCGTAGTGTTCCATAACTCCTTACCTGTGCAGAAGAAGAGGCGAGATTTCTCCCGCCTCCTTCTGTTTTCTCTTCGACATTAAGCCGAAGGCTGAGACGTCGCCGTACCGGCATCGCCTGAAGCAGGAGTGTTTGCAGTCACTGCATCGCTCAGACGCTGCGTATTAGCATCAATCTGAGTAATGACATCCTGAATAGCCTGAGGGTTATTCTGAGACTGCGCATCTTTCAACTGCTGAGAGATACCCTGAAGCATCGTGAGGACGCCGTCTTCTGCTGAGGACTGACGGGTAACAGCGTTGGTGAGGTCTTGCATTGTAGCCATAAGTATATTTACCTTATAATTAAGTTCTAATAGGATTTTGTATAGTTGTTTAGGTGAGAGATGGTTGAAGAACATCACTCAGGCATTACGGACCAAGCTATCGAGCCTGCGAAGAGAGGCAGAGCTAGCTGAGGTGCAAGCCATAGAGCGACTGAACCACATACACCGAAGATCACTGCAAGAGCAATCTTCATGAAGTGAAATACTTGGTTCATCAATGAGCCTGTGTATTCACTAGAGGAGCGGCATTCTGAACGTCGACGGGACGAACGAAGGTAGGAACCTGAACAGGCTGATCAGCCGGGCCAGTCTTATCTTTCTTTTGTCGATCACGAATCTTTTTAGGGTCCTGACTATCGACTATGTCTTGATGCTCTTTGTCATCAATGACCTTAGGAATATCAGCATGTTGTTTATTCGCCTTAGCGAATTCCTTCTGTTCTGATTCGGACATCTGAATTACTTTCAGAGGAACGTCTTCACGAGTACCATCGGGATACTGAACAGTATAAATAGGAGATACTTCAGCGGCCCCGTTAGGTCCGAGAAGATTTACAACACGATTACGAAGTAGTGCCATAGGGATAAATCCTTATGTTAGAGAAAATGCTACGGGGTAAGTTTTAGTAGTCTTATATAACCCTTGACATAAGTATACCATAGTTATATAATCGTTGTAAAGGAATTTGTTATGAGACTGCTAATATCAGGAAGTAGAGACTTTAACGACTATGAGTTTTTCAAGAAAAAGATACTCGAAATATATCATGATCCGGAAAGAAAGACTGGGTCCCACAGGATCGATTATATCATCTCCGGAGGAGCTAGAGGAGTGGATAAGATGGCAGAGAGATTTGCCAGAGAGTACGATATTCCGATTGAGGTCTTTCCTGCAGAATGGGGTAAGCACGGAAAGTCAGCGGGTCCCATTAGAAACCGATTGATGCTGAAACAGAAGATCGGTGAAGTAGTTTGTTTCATGGCTAAAGAAAGCCTAGGTACTAAAGATATGCTTACTGCAGCTATAGAAGCAGGTAAGCCAACAAAGGTAATTAATATATGAAGAAGATAAACTTTAAGAATAATAAGCAAGAGTCTTTTGTAGAGATGCTACAGCGTCTGGATACTGAAGACCATGGTAGTATGACTAGAGAAGAATATCAGGAGCTAAAGGATAAGTGGATGGGCGTATATACTGATATTAAGAATAAGGAAAAGAATCCCTTACTTATGTCTTATGAGGATATCCAAGGGATGTATAAGTGAAGCTTACTTTTGAAGAACTAGAGAAGATGGGTTATCCTTCAGTAACTGATTACTGTAGGGTCTTAGTAAACTCTGGTACCTCTGAAGGAACCATTGAAGTCTATAGAGGAGAGATGCTTTGTCTCACTGTTACCGACATTGGAGAGGCCGCAAAAATAGAACCTAGCAGTTCGGGATGGAGAATGTATCAAGCACCGGAACCTAGAAGGCCGTTTAAACGCAGCCTAAGGGGGTCTACGTGCGTTTAAATAGGGTGCCCGCTACCATGGTAGCTCTCGACCCCTCGAATCGCTGTACGAGGCTGATATGGACTGGATGATGTTCAGTATCGCTACTTACACGATTGTCTGTGTCCTAGCTTATTTTATAATCAGAGATTTCTCATGAAGAAGAGAGAATACTTGAAACAGTGGTTTAAAATATATTTTATAGTATTGGGTTTCTTAATCCCTCTGCAATTAGTAATTCTCCTGCTTATTAAGAAATTTTGGTGAGATATTTTTGAGAGTCAATTCATCGGCCGCTCGCACACCCCCGGCCCCCTATGGTACTCCAGTACCGTGGGCAGGGTCGGTGGCGGTAGCGCAGTACCGTTAGGGCAATGCAGTGGTAAGGAATTACCACAATCGCAAATAGGCTAATGAATAGATGCAATCCCTTCTATCTCACCTC